TCAGGCTCCAAAGATGTCGGGACGGAACAGGCCGGGCTTGACGGAGAAGAATTCTGCCATCTGCTTGGCCCGAAGGATGGGGAGCGGGAAGTTACGGTCGGCCTTGCAGAGCCGCTCCCACTTGTACAGGCTCTGCGGCCGCACGTCGCCGCAGGCGCGGGCGAGGTCGGACTTGTTGGGCTTGCCCTCCTCGTTGAAGGGCTCGCCCAGGCGCTCCCGCATCAGCCAGACCAGCGGGTGGAGGGTGGTCGTCTTGCCCCCGGGCATCTCCCGGGGGAGCTTGATGTCCACTTGCCGGGAGCCCGGCCCGCTCTCGGGCTTGGGCTTCTTCTTCGTTGCCATCACTTTCCTTTCAGGCGGTTGAGAATCGATGCTTGCACGTCGGCCTTGGACGCCAGCGCCTTGGCGATGTCCTCGTCCACGGTGTCCTTCGCAGTCAGGTAGTGTACAACCACAGGCTTCGTCTGACCCTGGCGGTACACCCGGGCGTTGAACTGGATGTGTTCCTCAAGGTTCCACGTCAGGCCGAACCAGCAGACGGCGTGCCCGCCCGACTGCAGGTTCAGGCCGTGGGCCACCGAGGTCGGGTGGGCCAGCAGGACCGGGGTCTCGCCGTCGTTCCAGGCGGCCATGATCCGGTCGGCCTCCAGGCGGGTGACGCCGCCGCCCAGGTAGGGGACCTTGGTGCCCTTGGGCAGCACGTCCTTCAGCTTCTCGCGGATGGCGTCGACCTCGTGCAGGAAGGCGACGGCGACGAGGATCGGCGAGCCCGACTGCTCCTCGACCAGATCCGCCAGGGCGTCGAGCTTGGCGTCATGGACGTGGTGCGACTGGCCGTCGGTGCCGTATGCCCAGCCGTTGGTGATCTGGCGAAGCTTCATCACGGCAGCAGCGGCGGTGACGGCCGTCAGGGTCACGCCCTTCTCGGTCTGGGCGACGAGGTCGTCGGCCAGCTTGTTGTAGACCGAGCGCACGGCGGTCGGCAGCGCCACCGGGATGATGTTGTAGTTGATGGCGGGCATCGTCAGGTAGTCCTCGGCCTGGAGCCTGAGGCTGACATCGGCGATGGCGTCGGCCACCATGCGCTCGCCACCCGGGCGGACGTGCCACTCATCGATGGTGCGGCCGCCGCCGATCCGCAGCGGGGTGGCGTACATGAAGAGCTTGCGGAAGTGGGTGACGAACCGGCCCAGGCGCTTGCCGTCGTCCACGATCTGCATCTGGGCGAACAGGTCCTCGATGCCCTGGGGCGACGGCGTGCCGGTCAGGATGGCGCGGCGGTCGATCAGCGGCAGCAGGGTCTTCAGCGCCTTGAAGCGCACCGACTGGGCGTTCTTGAAGCGGGTCGACTCATCGACCACCAGCAGGCCGGGCTTGCGGCCGAAGAGCCCCAGGGAGCCCTGCAGCAGGGCCACCAGCCATGCCGTGTTCTCCGGGTTGATCAGGTACACGTCGGCCTTGGCCTCGATGGCGGCCAGCCGCTGGGCGGCGGTGCCGTGGACGATGGAGACCTTGAGGTGCTTGAACTGGTCCCACTTGGCGACCTCGGCGGGCCACGTCAGGTGCAGCGGCCGCAGGGGCACGATCACCAGGGCCGACTCGATGGCCTTGTGATGCTGCAGGACGCAGATCGACGCCAGGGTGATGGCCGTCTTGCCCATGCCCGGGTCGAGCAGGAGGGCGAAGCCCAGGTTGGCGCAGACCTTGGCGATGGCCTTCTCTTGGAACGGGAGCGGGTTGTACTGCATGTCGGTCTCGGGTGGTGGCGAGCCTCTAGTCTACTGTAGCCTGGAGCTTGCTGTCAAGCGCCACTCGGAACCCGACGATGTCCACCATCACGCTGACCCGGTGGCCGATGGCCTCGTACTCGGCATGGACCAGCCGCTGCCGGGGGCTGACCCTGCCGCCGACGGCCTTGAATTCCACCAGCCAGCAGCGGCCCAGGGGCAGGAGGAAGAGCCGGTCGGGCTCGCCGACGATGCCGCCCTGGAGCTTGACCGAGCGGACCCCGCGCTTCTTGGCGTACCGGCAGGCGGCCCGCTCCAGGCTCGCCTCGCTCATGCCTTGACCGACGGCATGGGCTTGACCTTCAGGATGTTCTTGGCCTCGTTCTCGGTCAGCCAGAACAGCCACGCATTCATCGACCCGTTGGGCTTCATGTTGACGCCCTTCTTGCCGGTGACTTGCCTCATGCCGATGCCGATCCGCTTGGTCTCGCTCGGGTCACTGGCATCGAACCCAAGGACCTTGGCGATGCTCGACGCATTCAAGCCGTAGGCTTTAGGGTAGACCTCCCGGTCCTGGCGCTTGCGGTACTCCTCGATCACGGTCTCCACGATGCCGTCGACCGACTGGTGCTTCTCGTTGCTGTCGATCTGGAGGACCTCCTCCTCATCGTCCAGCCACCACTGGCCGACGGGCGAGCCCTCCTTCCACTGGCTCCACTCGGCATGGACCTGGGCGAACAACTGCTGCATGTCGATCTTGTGGTCGGCGTTGCAGTGGTCGACCCAGACGACACCGAAGCGCCTGGAGCCGGTGGCGTCCTGCAGGAACTGGTCGTCGTTGACGCTGGCACAGAAGGAGGTGCAGCGCGGCCGCTTCAGCCACACGTTGGCGTAGGGCAGGCGGTACTCGTCGGTCGAGTCGCTGATGAATGCCTTCAGGCTCCCGTTGGCCGACTTCTTGAAGGTGGTGTCAAGCTCGCCAAGCTCGACCACCATGCCCTGCAGCGCCTCGTGCTTGGAGTCGCGGGCGTTGAAGCTGTCCAGGGACAGGTGCTTGCCGACGGCGCTGAAGGCCGGTGCCAGCGCCTTCAGCCAGCGGGTCTTGCCGACCCCCTGCTTGCCCGCCAGCACGAGGCACAGTGCCTTCTGCCCCTCGCGGCGCTCGACCCAGCCGCAGACCGCCTCGACCGCTTGTAATGCCCAGCGACGAAAGTACATCGCAAAGAGGTCGGGGGTCGGAGTCTTCACGGTCGCCAGAAGCTCCTCCATGCGGTCCTGGCCGTCCCAGGGTTTCGCCTCGATCCACTCCTTGGCCGGGTGCCAGTAGTTGGAGTCGGCGAGCCCGGCGATGCTGTCGGCGAGGTCCTTCTTGTTCGACATGCCGGCCGCAGTGAAGACGGTCTGCAGGACCCGGGAGACCATCCGGTCTATCTCGTACACGGTCTTGCCGCCGAACCCGGCCGGGTCGATCCGCTCGGGGAGGATGAAGCTCGTGGTTGCATTCATCAGGTTCAGCCTGGGCTGGATGCCGACGTGGCGCAGGGCCGCCAGGACGTTGGCCGACGTGCAGGGCTGGAGCTTGGCGAGGACCTTCATACCGGTGACCTTGTCGACGGCGGCGGTCTTGTCGGGGAACGGCAGCACGGTGCGGTCGATGGGTCCGATGGCGTGGGCCAGGGTGATGTCGTCGTACTCCTCGCCCGGCTCCCTCTGCGGGGGCGGCGGCGCGGCGGCGGCCTGCTGGCGCTTGGCGTACTCGGCGAACTTGCGCCGCCGCTCCTCCTTGGCAGCGTCCGGTGTCGGGCCGCCCTCGGCCTTGACCCAGGCCATGAACCGCTCGGTGTAGGTGGCCTTGTCCTCGCCGTGGGCGTGCCAGCACCAGACCTTGGCCGCGCCGGTCTCGCTGCTGAAGCTGGGCAGGTAGCGGACCTCGTCGCGGCCGTCGGTATGCTCGCTGGCGAAGGGGCACTCGACCTCCCACCAGCCGTCGCCTGTCTCCTCCCGCACCATGCCCCGCTCGCCCAGCCACTCGAAGAGGGCGTCGTCCTTGCCGGCCCCCGGCCGCTCGCCGGTCGGGGTGCGCCGCAGGATGGGAGCCCCGGGCTTGACCTTTAAAGCCTTAGCCAGGGTGTTCAGGGTGTAGGTGCGGGTCCAGTCGACCTCGTGCAGGACCGACGCGAAGTCGTCCCTGCCCGGCTTGTCGTTGATCGAGCCCGGGATGCGGAACAGGCGGCAGGCGTTGTTCACCCCCTTGTCCTGCAGCCCTGACTTGACCAGCGCATCGAAGAGGGCATCGGCCTTGGGGATGTCTGCATCCCAGGTCTTCAGCAGGTAGCCCCACTGGAAGTTGCCCTCGCTGGTCTCCAGCTTCCACGTCGGCGGGGCCACGATCTTGCCGCCGCCCTTGCCGACACCGTCGGCGGTCACGTCATCGAGGACGATGGCCCTGACGGCGGTCCAGTCCTGCTGGCGGCGCTTCCTGCCGTTGTTGCAGGAGCCGGTGAAGAAGTACCAGGGGCCGACCAGCGGCTGCTCGTGCCACGCACTGTTGTGCCAGCCACCGTTGGGCTGCTTCTCGGCGACTTGGAAGTAGGAGCCTGGAGGAAGCCCCTTGGCGAGCGTGGAAAGAAAATTGTGCTGCTCTGTGATAGAGTCGCGCTGCATTTTGTAGGTCCTCCGAAGGCGTGGTGGCTAGACGAGGGGAGAAGCCCCGGGGTTCACCCCCCGGGGCTTTTTCTTTACCCCTTACTTCCCGTACCTGTCGGCGACCGTGACGGTGCAGTCGAGAGGAAAACCGGGCAACCATTTTGGCACGCGCCGCATCTCCTCTTGGAGTATCCGCGCCGCGATGTCGGCCCCCCGCTCGCTCGCCTCGACAATAATCTCGTCGTGCGTGTGGCCGATGATGAGCATGTCCTCGCCAGGACCCATCCGCACCTCGACGCGGCCCAGGCAATCGCGCAGCAGCGCAGCGCACAGTGCCTGGGTGGTGTTCTCGGCGAACAGCCCGTGCCAGATCCGCTCGGTCCTGAAGCCTGCGGGCAGGGTCTTGCTGAAGACCACCTCGGTCTCCCACCCGTCGAAGTCTTCGCCGTTGTAGCCTGCGGTGCCATCGCCGATGGAGACATGGATCGACCGGCGAAGGCCGGGGTCGCGCAGGCCGATGTGGCCCTTGATGCCGTGGTAGTAGAGGCTGGTCCCGCCGGGGAGGTCGCAGGCCATGCTGACGGTGCCGGGCAGGATCGGATCGATCTGCCGGTAGGTGACCGGACCGTGGCTCGCCTCGCCGTCGAGGCAAGCCCTGAGGAAGGCGTAGTACAGGCCGTAGGAGTACTCGGCGGCCCAGGGGTTGGCCGCCCTCCAGGCCAGGACAATCTCCTCGGCCTGCCCGTCCCGCAGGGTGATGCCGTAGCCCCGGCCCATCGCCTTTAAAGCTCCCTTGGCACCGCCGAACTGGAGCGATAGCTCGGCGACCTTGCCGATCTGCCGCTGCTGGTCGGTGGCCTCGTCGGGCTCGACGGCGAAGATGTCCTGGGCGTTGACCCGGTACACGTCCACCCCCTCCCGGTACAGGTCCAGCTTCCACTGGCAGTCGGCCAGCCAGGGCATCCCCCGCGCCTCGACCGCCGCCCAGTCGCCCCAGATCAGCTTGCGGCCGGGCGGTGCCTTGATGGCGGGCCGCAGGAGGGCCGCCAGGGCGTGCATGACCTTCCCTGGTACCTGATGCCTCATGACCTGATCTATCGCAGCCACGAGGTCAGGAGGACCCTTCCTGAGGAGGTTGTGCATCTGCACTCCCCGGCTGCTGTACCGCTTGGTTTGCGCCGCCCCGTAGCAGAGGTAGGAACCCTCGGCCCGGCCGGTGTCGGCAGCGCGGGCGGCCATGACCCCGAACTTGCTGACGCTGCTCTTGCCGGCGTCATCGATCACCTCGATCAGTTCGATCACCTCCGGGTCGGCATCCTTGGCGGCCTCGCTCCCCAGGAAGTCGGCCCTGGCGTTCTTGTCGGTCGACTCCTTGTCGCCCTTGACGAAGAACCGGTCGAACAGGTCGAGCCCGAGCTTGCGCTTCAGCCATGCCTTCACCCTGGCGTGCTGGTTGACCGACGTGATCGAGCCGCCGGTCATCCAGCCCATGTAGGCGGATAGCTCCCGCTTCTCCTCCTCACCGTAGCCCTGGGCTGCGATGGCGAGGGGCACGTCGATGGGCAAGCCCCGGTCGTTGATCAACTCGGTGTGCATGTACTCGTCAAGCTCGACCGGGGACAGGGGGTAGAGGCGGCGGCCCAGGGTGCGCTCGCTCTTCACGTCGCCGATGCAGTAGGCGATGAGGTCGACGTACTCGGACGGGTCGTCGGCCCAGCCGCCGTCCTTCAGCGGCTTGCACCACTTCATCATCAGCGCCTTGCCCTTCCTCTTCACGGCGAGGTCCTCGCCCAGGCCGACGAAGTCGAGGGCGGTCTCCAGCTTGCCCGGCAAGCCCCTTGCACGGGCCAGGGCGGCGGTGCAGCGGAAGCGCAGGAGGGAGACATCGATCCCGAGGACGTGGGCCAGGATCAGCCGCTCGAATTGGGCGTTCCAGGCGTGGACCTCGATGCCGGGGTCCTTTAAAGCCCGCATCAGGTCGGCCGGCATCCTCTTGCCTGCGGCCGCCGGCCAGTACTTGACCGGGAAGTCATCGAAGGAGTAGGCGGCGCAGAGGATCGAGGTCGAGGGGTCCCTGGCGTAGACGTAGGCACCGGCGGCCTGGAGGTCGACCGTGGACCGGGTCTCGAAGTCGAGGTGGAGGGCGCGGTTTCGCATTTTGAAAAATTCCGATTCGGAGGTGAGTGTAGCCTGAGGTTACTGCTCCCTGCCGACCTCGTCGGTGGTGTCCTGGCGACGGCCCTGGGTGTCGAGCAGCCGGGCGATCCGGCCCTTGCCGGTCTCCTCGCAGAGCATCGCCTCGGCCATCGACCACGCCCGCTCGGCGATCCCGCTCTCGATGGCATGGGTCTGCTGGGGGATGCCGCGCCGCAGTTCCTCGGCGAAGATGACCTGCATCGCGGCGGCGGCGTACTGGCGCAGTTGCGCCTGGGCTTCTTGGACCTTGGGCATGGTGTAGCTCCTGTCTACAGTTACGGGGAATGAAATGGCCCCGGGGGTCGCCCGGGGCCAGGGGTGCTTACGCCGCCCGGCGGGTCTTGGCGGGGCTCTTCTTGGCCGGGGGCGGCGGGAGCTTGCCGGCCTTCTTGGCGACCGGGAACGAGGCGGCCACCGCCTCCTCGGCCGTCGCCCAGCCCAGCACCTCGAAGACCGGGTAGAAGGTCTTGCCGTACTGCTTGTGCATGTAGAAGTCGCACGTCAGCCGCACCTTGGCGAAGAGCGGGCCGTCGTCGCCCACCTCGGCGTACTGCTCGTCGCGTGCCTCGTTCAGCTTGACGATGGCACCGATGCCGCCCTTGGAACTGACCGTGTAGGTCAGCGGCGCACCGTTGACGAGGATCGACATCCCGTGGGTCTCGGCCCACTCGCGGCCCTTCGGGGGCACGGTGGCCGGGCGGGGCGGCATGTCCTCGTAATTCGGGACGATGTGACTGCCCAGGACCTCGGGGCTGACGCCCTTGACGCTGGTGTCGGCCCAGCACTGCCAGCCGTGGACCGAGCCCATCGGGTCGACGTAGCCGATGGCGTCGTTGGCGGGGATGTCATCGACCCCGTAGTACCAGTCGCCGGCCTTGTCCATGCGAAGGAACGAGACCGTGCCGGTCGAGGCGCGGCGGGTGTTCGCCGATGCGGCCTTGAACTTGGTCGCGTCGAACGGGATCACGCCAGCCGGGGTCTTCACGGCCACGGCCGTACTCTTGCTCTTTCCGTTTCCTGTTGCCATTTCTATCTCCGAAGTTTCATCAGTGCGTTGTTTGCCTGGATACGGGCCATCTTCGATAGCTCGGTCCCAGGCGCTGGGGCCACGGGGAGAGCCTGGGGCTTGCCCTTGCTCTTCACGAGGTTCGACCCGGAGGATACAGCCACGATCAGGCTTGTCAACTCCACCGGCAGAACGGGGTGCGCCTTCTCGGCCATCGCTGGCGACATGAGCTTGCGCGGCTGGAAGATCTTCATGCGCTTGGCGCGGGCAATCTCGGCGGCCTTGTCCTCGTCGGACCACGAGCGGGTCGCCCGCTTGGCCTTCAGTTCATAGCCGGGGATCTGGTGGCCGTGGACGACGAGGTCGTGGGCCACCTCGCGCAGGGCGTCGAGCCACTGCTGCATCAGGTCGGCCTTGTCGAGCCAGCCGGCCAGCCGGTCGGGCGCAAGCTCGCGGACGACGATGGGCAGCGCCTCGGTGACGTGGCCCATGAGCTTGGGGCAGACGGACTTGGCCTTGCAGAAGCGGCAATGCTCGCCGGGGACGAGGTCGACCGAGCCCTCCAGGGCGGCGGCGATGGCGGCCTCGGCCCGCACGCCCCAGCCGATGACGTGGTCGCTGGTGGTGTCCCAGGACTTGATCGGCTCGTCCTCGTCGGGCGGCTGCACGATGGTCAGGCGGATGCCCTTGAACTTGGGCCGCGCCTTCTTGCCGGTCTGCTGGGCGTAGAGCCTGCGGAGGGCCATGAAGGCGTAGCAGAGCAACTGGTCGTTCTCGACCGGGCTGACCATGATGCCAGCCCCGGTCTTCAGGTCGACAATCTCCAGCCACTCGCCGTCGACCACCCGGAGGTCGGGCGTGCCGAAGAGCAGGGCCGAGTACTCCAGCCGCTCCTCGATGGCGGCCTCGTCGGCCATCGAGACCAGCGCCTGGGCGTAGTCGAGGTAGACCTTGAGGAAGGTGTAGTCGTCGGCCGACATCACCGGCTTGGCCCGGTCGGCGGGCTGGCGCAGGTAGGCGGCCGCGAGGTCGTGCAGGCGGGTGCCCTCGTCGGCGTACTCGCTCGACGGTGCCTCGGGTAGCTGGATGCCCAGGCCGAAGGAGCCTGTGCAGGTCAGCCAGCGGGTGGCGCTGGACGGGGCGAAGGGGGCGTGTGCAGCCATGTCTTTAAAGCTCCTGGGGGTGGTGGTGGGGTGAGGGGAGCCGGAGTGTAGCCTCCGGCTCCCGGGTCGGTCAACTGACCGTGACGTTCTCGGCGCGGCAGATCGGGCAGGCCATCGCCTCGCCGTCGAGCATGTCGACCACCTTCTGGGTCAGGCGGAAGATGGCACCGCAGTCGCCGCACTCGCACTTGAGCATGTAGGTGGCCTTCTTCTTGCGGCTGCTCATGTCGAGGCGGCGGTGCGGGAACGCGCCGGCCTTCTCGATCACCTGCTGGGCAAGCTCGGCCGCCTTGGCGGTCGGCAGACCCATCTGGGTCGCCTTGCCCTCCAGCCCCAGGCTCTTGCCGATCTTGACGAAGCCGGCCTTGTGGCCGTTCTTGCAGTCATCGATGGCGTGGGCGACCTCGTGGACCAGCACCGAGACCACCTGGGCCGGGTCCTCCAGCTTCGGGCTGATGAAAATCTCGTTCACTCTGGCCTGCGAGGCGGCGCGGGACCAGCACTCGCCGATGCGCTTGCGGGCGCTGCCGCCGCCGGGCCAGGAGCAGGACACCTTGACCGGCGGAATCTCGATGGCCGGGTAGGTGGCGACGACGACGGCGACGGCGGCTTCGAGCCATTGTTCGCGGGTGATGGGCGTGGTGTTCATGGGGTTCCTTTGCCGTGCGGAGCGCACACTGCGAGTGTAGACTGAATCTTTAAAGCTCCGCAAGCCCTTTGCCTACCGTTCGTCGGATGGCCGCCACCATGTTGCGGAACCCTCGCGGGTCCCCCGGGCTGCAGCAGCAGATGTAGAACGAGCCGTCGGCCAGGAGCAGCCGCTGGTGCTGCCCCTTGGTCGGCTCGACCCCGACCACCAGCCCCTCCCGCCGCAGGCGCTTGACGGCCTGGGCGAGGTCCTTCTTGCTGCTCATGACAGGACGCCGCGCAGGGCGATCTTGGCCTGCTCGATGATGGCCGACCGCAGCCCCGTGTCCAGGGCGACGTTCAGCTTCTTGCGGATGGCCTCGACCTCGGGCGCTGCGACCTCGTTGACGGCCTTCTGGACGGCATCCCGGTAGACCTGGGTGGCCTGCTCGGCGATGGCCTTCCTGGCGGGGTCCGACAGGGTCAGGGTCTGGTTGAGGACCTTGATGCCCTCCACCCCCAGGCGGGCGCTGAATTCGGTGCGGACGGCCTCGTTGATCTTGGCCGTCATCTGGCCGACGTTGCGGTCGACCAGCTTGCGGACCACCTCGTTCAGGACCGCCTGCTGGAGGTCGAGGTGCGCCTGGGAGCCCTCGGGGAAGAGGGCGAGCATGGCGGTGGTATCGAGCTTGATTGCGATGGACATGGAATTCTCCGTAACGAAAAGGGACCGGGAGAGAGGTGGTGCCTAGGGCTTCTTTGCCTTCCTGGCGGCCTTCTTGGCCGCCCGTTCCGAGATGACCCGAGCCTTGACGGCTTGGTAGTACAGGCTCGCCACGTCGAGGGTCTCGACCTGTCGGCGGCCCTTGCACCGTAGCTCGATGACCGAGCCCGTGATCGTGGCGACGATGGGCCGGATGCCCTTGTCGCGGACGTAGGCGCTGGTCAGCCGGGTGACCGGCTTCGAGGACGGGGTCACTGCCGCGCCCCGATCAGTTCGATCCTGGGCTGGATCGTGGCGTTGGCGTTCCACTCGCGGGCGTACAGGAAGTACGGCCAGTCGAGGTAGCGGGTGAAGACCTGGGCGTCGGTCGCCCCGGTCTTGGGCATGTACCAGACGCTGTCACTGAGCTTGACGGCCGACTTCGGCAGCGCCCGGGTCGGGTGCTTCCGCATGGTCTGCAGCACGTCGGGCCGCTGCCAGGAGCAGAGGCGCACGCTGATGACCTGGGGCCGCAGGGGCTGGGCGGTCATTCCACGTCCCTCAGGTGCAGCACGCCCCAGGTCTCCTCCGGGGCGACCCGGTCGGCGTGGACGAAGGTGGCCTTGGTCAGGTAGATCGGCTGCAGCGCCTGATAGGTGCGGATGTACTCGGCCGTGGTGGTCACGCCGGGGATGAAGGTCGGGTAGTGCCGCTCGTGGCCGTAGTTGGGGTCCAGCATCCGCTTGGCATGCTCCCGGGTGCGGCGCTTCAGGTTCGCCAGCGCCCGCTCGGGGTCGGCCTTGGCGGCCGCCAGGGCGAGGGCGAGGCGGTCGGACTCGCGCTGCTTCTCTTCGAGGTAGGTGAGGGTGATCTTGCCCATCACGCCACCTCGCTGACGGTGACGACGGTGTAGCCGTGGGCTTCGGCCCACTGGTGGCACTCGCGCTCGGCCGCGCCCCGGGTCGGCAGGGGGATCGACTGGTGCGAGTGGGCGAAGGGGCCGCGCTCGTGGTAGTCCTGGCGGGTGACCACTCGGGCGGTCCACCAGTTGGCGGCGTCCTTGACGGGGGTCTCGATGTAGCAGATGGGCATGGTGGCTCCTGAGATGGCCCCGAAGGGCCGGGTGGTGGTGGGTCAGAACTTGCCGGCGCAGATCGGGCCGATGCCGCGCTCGATGGACTCGGGGTCGGTCAGGTCGCGGCTGCAGACCGAGCAGCGGCCGCTGGCCTTGCCGTGCAGGACGGCGGCGGCCTGGGGGTCGCGCTCGATGTCGAGCAGGGCGGTCAGGAGGTCGCCGTTGTCGACGCCCAGGCGCTGCCAGAGGGTCAGGGAGCCATGCTCGCCGTTGAGGCGGCCGACGACCTTCTCGGCGTCCTCGTGCTTGATCCAGCAGAGGGTGTCCTGATTCTTGCGGGCGATGGTGATCGGGCCGATGGTGAGCTTCGACAGGCGCTGCATCAGGTCGAAGAGCTTGGGCAGGGCCAGGGTGGCCGGGCCACGGCTGACCGGGGCGGCGACGGGGCCGGGCTGCACCGGCTGGGCGATCTGCTCGCGGGGCTGGGTCCACAGGACCAGCTTGGCGGCGTAGGCGGCCTGCTTCTCGGAGATGAAGGAGCCGAAGCGGTCGAGCTTGTCGGCCATGTCGAAGCAGGTGTCGGCCTTGCCGTCGGCGAACGAGTCATGGCGCTTCAGCCAGATGGCCCCGGCGTTGCGTAGAGCCTCGGCCGTCACGGTGGTGACCGGCTGGGCGGCAGGGGCGGGAGCGGCGGGCGACTCGGCGGCGGCGAAGTTGGCGGGGTTGAAGCTCATGGGGTTCTCCTGATGCCGGGATTGGCAAGGACGATTGTAAGCCCTAGGCTTCAATCTCGTGTTGACCGTTCGTCGCCTTGTCGGGGGCCGGGCAGTGCTGCTCGGTGGTGAGCGTGGTCCGCTTCAGGCAGACGGGGCAGCGTTCGCCCCACTCAAGCTCGCGGCCGATTTTCTCGGCCTGCTTGGGGTCGCCTTTAAAGACGACACGGCCGCCGAAGACGGTGCTGGCCGTGCCATTGGGGTGGTGGATCAGGTGCATGGTCAGTGGCCTTGGGTGATGTTGGGATCGAACGGGTGAACGACGCCCTGGGCGTCACGCACCCCGAGGGCGACGAGGAGGTCGCCGCTGCTGGTGCGGCCGTCGAGCAGGACCAGCTTGGCGACGGCGTTCATGTCCTCCTGGGTCAGCGCCAGGGACTTGCAGCCGCCCTTGATCAGGATGGCGGCGATGATCGACCGGCAAGCCTGGGCGTCACCGAGGGGGCTCGCGGGCAGGGGCTGGGGCTCGGGGTCGGCCGGGACGAAGGGGATTTTCTGCATGGTGTGAATTCCCAGTGACGTAATGAGAGCCTCAGGCTCCGAAGGCCAGGACAGCCAGCGTGCCCCCGACGGCCAGGATCAGGCTGATCCAGATGCCCCAGAACATCGCCCTGGCGGCGTTCAGGGCAGAGGGCTGCGGCCCCTCCAGCCACTCGGCGTACTGGGCATCGGCAACCTGCTCGCCCAGGCGGCGGGAGAACCGGTAGGGGGTGCCGGCGTCGACAGAGTAGAAGGTTTTCATTGGTGGACCCAGATGACGGTGGAGAGGGCGACGTACATGTCGACCAGGGCGTAGGCGATGACGGCAGCGCAGACGGTGCCGACGACGACGTAGAAGGCGACCTTGGCGATCTGCCGCAGGAGGTTGAGGTGGTAGCTCATGGGAGCTTGCGGCTGTTCGTCGCCCAGAAGTCGGCCTCGGCCTTGGCCGCCATCGAGTAGGCGTGGCGGGCGTTGGCCTTCTCGCGTGCCCGCTGCAGGGCCGCCTGGGCGACCCGGCTGCGCTTGCGGCCAGCCAGGAAGTGGAGCAGGGCGATGGCGCAGGGCACGGCGGCCGCACCGAGCAGGAAGTAGAGCCAGTTCATGTGCGGTCGTCCTTGATGTAGAGCCACTGGTCCTTGCGCGACGGCTTGGTGCCGTTGCGCTTGTGTTCCGCGAGGCGCGCATCCACGTCGCGGTTCCACTGCCAGCGGGCGGTCATGGTGGCGGCGTCGATCTTCGCCTGCTCCAGGGCCGTGGGGCGGCCCTTCTCGCGGCTGTAGACCTCCAGGCCGATGGCGGCCAGGATCGCGGCTGATTCGAGACTCACAGGCCGGCCCGCTCGTCGGCGGCCTCGCGGGCTTCGAGGGCGAGGTCGTCGGCCTGCCCGTACTCGACGTAGGCGTCGGAGCCGTAGACCGGGCGGCCCTCGGGCCAGAGGTCGAAGCCGATGGGGAGCTTGCACAGGTTCAGCAGGCGGGCACCGAGCCGGGTCGCCAGGACCTTGGCGGCGGCCTCGGGGTCGCCGCTGGAGACCACGGCAAGCTCGCGGGTGTCGCCATGCTCGTTGGAGGCGACGACGAACCAGAGCAGGCCGAAGACCTCGCCGCGAGGGTTCGTCACGTCGGCCATCTCGGGGTTGCGGCCGACGACGACGAGGTCGCTGCGGGTGGTGAAGGACCAGCGCTGGTCGATGTGGGGTCGGGGCATGGTGGGCTCCTGGGGTGGTGGTGGCGGTTGCGATTCTGGGCGACGGGAGCCTGGGGCGTCAACCCCAGGATCTAATCATGCGTGACGAAATGGGGTCAGCCGACCGCCCTGGGCTCGGTGTCGGCAGCGGCCTTGCGAGCCTTCACGGGCTTCGCGCTGCACTCGACCAGACTGATGCGCCAGTGGCGCAGCCAGGACTTGCCCATCGCCGCCGTGAACGCCTTGTGGGCGTTCTCGCTGCTCATGTGCCAGGACAGGGCGTTGGGCTTGCCCAGGTTCTTGGCGATGTACTCGTCGGCGTCGGCCAGCCGCCGGGCAAGCTCGCGGGCGACGATCTGCTCGTCGGTCAGGTCGCCCAGGTAGTCGGCCGCCTGCCGGTGGTCGTCGGCGGTCACCGGGTAGCCGCGCTGCGGCCGGTGCTGGCCGACCGGGGTCGCCAGGACCTCGCGGAAGTAGCGGATGGTGTCCGACGTGCCAGCCGTGTGGAACTGGCGGCGCACGGACTCCAGATAGGTCTGGGGGTTCAGGTCGTGCAGCACCAGGGCGTGCGTGTAGGGTCGGTCGGACTTGCGCTCGCCGGCCAGGAGGGAGCCGCAGAAGGCTTGGTAGGTGGTCTTGGGCATGGTGGTGGTCTCTCGGTTGCCTGCGGATCGCAGAGGACAGGGCTGGTTGCCCTGTACTCTGAGGCTCCTATCGTGACTGGTTGAAGTTCATGCCCAGGACGCGGCGGCCCTTGAACTGGAGGTAGGACTTGGGGGCCATCTTCACATCGATGGCACCCCGCTTGCCGATGGCGACCAGCCAGTACTCGGCCGCCACCGCACGCAGCAGGTTGCCCGAGGGTAGGTCGGTCATCTCGGTGCGGCCGGTGATCCAGAGGGTGCCGTAGGACGTGGTCTCCATCGTGAAGAAGGCGGCATCGCCGCGCTCGGGGTGGGGGTCCACGTTGCGCTGGACGTGGTTGGTGAAGAGTCGGGCGGCGCGGGCTTGGGACGGGTTCATGGTGGTGGCTCCTGAGGCTTTAAAGGTCGATCAGACCAGGGGAAACTCGGCGTCGAGGGCGGTGGTGTCGACCACCGGGGCGGTGCGCTTGCCGTTGCCGAAGCGCTTGTCGGTGATGTCCCAGCCGCCGATGCCCTGGGTGGCCCAGGTGCGGTTCGCCAGGGCGAAGCGGATCAGGTTGTTGACGACGTGGGTCTCGTCGCAGTCGAACTGGCCCGCCAGCTTGGCGATGGTGGCGGCGGCCTTGCCGTCGATGCGGTAGGTCTTGACGGCGTTGGCGGCACGCCATGCCTTCTGGCGGGCGGCGGCCGACTCGTGCTTGGCCGGGCGGCCCTTCTTGGCCTGGGGCAGGGGACCGACGAAAGCTGCTGCTGCGTTCATGTTCAAAACTCCGTTTTGGTGGGTGGCTGTCAAGCTTGAATTCTAGTGAGTTTTGGAGCCCCAGGCTACCGTCTGTCGGGTTAGCCCGCAAATAGACCGACAGACGGTCGGCCCGGGGGCCACGCTACCCACGCTACCCACACGCTACCCAGCCACGCTACCCAGCCGGAGGGGTCTACGCCCGGTAACGCTACCCACGCTACCCAAGTGTTTGGTCGTGAGAGAGAGAGAGTAAGAACCTTTTCTGTATTCGCGCGGCCGCGACCCCGCACGCGAGGAAATCGGCGCGCTCGCATAGGACGCTAGGGTAGCGGGGGTAGCGTGGGTAGCGTGCCTAGCGTTGGGGGTACAGTGCCGGGCCATGAGCGAGCCAACCAACACATTGCCGAAACGTGCCGGTCCCGACGGGACACGGCCACCGGGCGTCGGCCGCAACGGGATGAAGCCCCCAGGTGGCTCGCGCAAGGGCATCCCCAACAAGTCGACCCAGACCTTCCGCGAGACCATCACCAAGCTCCTGGCAGACAACGCCGACAACGTGGCCCTGTGGCTGCAGCAGACGGCCGAGGGCCAGAAGGCCAGGAAAGTGGGCGGCAAGACGGTGCCAGGGCGGCCGCCCAACCCCGAGGGCGCTGCCAAGCTCCTGGGCAACCTCGCCGAGTTTGCTGCGCCTCGCCTCTCACGGGCCGAGGTCACAGGCGACGGCGGCGGCCCCCTGACCGTCGTCATCAACCGGTCGAGCAGGAAGCCCCAGGAGCCCACCGATGACCCAGCCTGATGCCACGCCATCGGCCCAGGCGGCCTCGCATTACGTCACTGGGAATTGCTGCCCGGAGCTTGAGGCTTTAAAGCCCTGGCCCTGCGAGGACACGGTCTACGGTGACGACGTGCTGGTCGGCGAGGTCACCGACTGGCTCAAGGAGCAGGGCCGCACGGTCTTCCAGACCTTCCTGCTCGACCCCAGCGAGCGGCGGCATAGCCAACTGGTGCTGGCCCGGCTGGCCCTGCCCAAGGGCGGCCGCGTGCTGTCCCTGGGCGCAGGCATCGGCGGCATGGAGGCGCACTGGCTGGCCCAGCGGCCCGACATCGAGGTGGTGCTGGTCAACCAGTCGATGGCCCAGCTATCGCGCTCGGTGTGCCGGCCTGCCACGCTGGTGCTGGCCGACATGCGCGACGGCCCGAGCCTGCCGGGCAGCGGCTACGACGTGGTGGTGATGGCGTACTCGCTGCATCACTGCGAGGACACGCTGGCGATGCTGGACACGGCACGCTCGATGCTGCGTAAGGGCGGCGTGCTGCTGGTCCTCGACGTGGTCGACGGTGGCCCGGCGTACCACGAGGCGGTGCGCTACCGCACGCCCAGGAGCTTCGAGCTTCAGTGCGGCGGCATGGTGGAGCTTCACGGCCTGGAGTGGCACCGCCAGCCGGTCGAGGTCCTCGGTGCCCACGTCCACGCAGTGCTGGACGCCGACACGGTGCGGCCGGGCATGTGGCTGGGGATGGCGTGACTACCAGCGACGTAATCGCATCGGCCTGGGGTCGGCACCCAGCACCCCAGGCTACAGAGGACGAGCGGCAGGCACGCTACGACCTCTACGAGGACGTGATCGTCAAGCTCCGCTTCGACGGCACGCTTACGAAGGCGGCGCAGCACGCCCTCTGCCAGAGCATCTGGGACGCGGCCCGCACCTCGACCCTCGGGCTTGGCCTGTGTGGGTCGAGGCCGTCATCGTGATCCTCGTCATCGGCGCGGGGGCGATGATCGGTGCCCTCCTCGTCGTTGCAGCCCTGGTCTCCAGAGATGGGTGAGATAGCCCTGCCCAACGGCTTCGTGCCGCGCCCGCCCCAGGACGACCTGATGGGCTACTTCGATGACGGCGGCCTGCGTGCGGCCTGCTGCTGGCCCCGGCGGTACGGCAAGGACCTCACCATGCTGCACCAGACCGCCAAGGCGAGCTTCGAGCGGCCGGGCATGTACTTCCACATGCTCCCGACCCACAAGCACGCTCGCAAGGTGGTCTGGGACGGCTTCGACAACGAGGGCAGGAAGACCCTCGACGTGGTGTTCCCCAAGGCGCTGCGGGAGGACACCAACAAGACCGAGATGAAGATCACCCTGCGCTCGGGCGCGATCTGGCAACTGGTGGGCTCGGACTACTACGACAGCCTCGTGGGCTCCAACCCCTTCGGCATCGTGATGAGCGAGGCGGCACTGAGCGACCCCCGGGCGTGGTCCATGTTCCGGCCCATGCTGGCGGGCAACGGCGGCTGGGCGGCCTTCATCTCTACACCCCGGGGCTACAACTGGTTCCACGACCTGATCCAGTTGGCCCGCTCCAGCGACCACTGGTACCACTCGCACCTGGGGGTCAAGGACACCAAGCACATCCCCCTGTCGGTCCTCGAAGACGAGCGGCGCGAGATGCCCGACGAGCTATACCGCCAGGAGTACGACTGCGACTTCTCGGCGGCCAACGTCGGCGCGATCTTCGGCCGCTACGTCGAGCAGATGGAGAAGGAGGGCCGGATCTGCGCCGTCGAGACCGGCGACGACCACCATAGCGAGGTGATCGTGACCAGCGACATCGGCTACCGGGACAAGGCCGCCTTCGTCTGGTGGCGGCGGCTGCGCGGCGGCTTCGAGATATTCCACTACGACGACGGCAGCGGCATGGACGCCGAGGAGTGGATACCCAGGCTACGCAAGCAGCCCCGGGCCGACATCATGCTGCTGCCGCACGACGCCAAGGCCAAGAGCTTCGCCTCGAAGAAGAGCGTGATCGAGACCTTCCTGCTCGACCGGCCCTGGGACAAGTGCGACATCCGCGTCAACGAGCAGAGGAAGAAGGCCGACTCGATCAACGCCGGGCGGCTGATGCTGCGCCGCATCCGCATCTCCAACGGCGAGGCGTGCAAGCCGTTCCTCCAGGCTCTGCGCTCCTACTCCTACGAGTACGACGAGGAGACCAAGACCTTTAAAGCCGAGCCCCGGCACGACTGGTCGAGCCACCCGGCCGACGCCTACATGGAGGGCGCGGCCAAGCTGGAGCTTCCCTCCCCGCCGCCCGAGAAGACGACCATAATCGTGCCGCCGCTGCACAACACCTTCACCCTGGACATGCTCCACGAGACCGTCGGCGTCCACACGACCACCGGAAGGCTGACCTGATGGCTACTTACCCGCCCCAACCCGGCCAGCCCCCAGTTACGGGGAATGAAAAGCCGCCGAAGGAGTCGGATGGCAAGGAGTTCACCGACCCCCGCGACAGCGTCAAACCGGGCGACCAGAAGCTCGTCGCCAAGGCCGTTCGGGGCAAGAGCCCGGGCGAGATGGCCGAGCGCTGGGAGAGGGAGCTTCAGGCTGCGAAGAAGGAGCTTGCGAAGTTCCACCGCCTGGGCAAGAAGCTGATCAACAAGTACCTCGATGAGCGTGACGGGGCGGCCTTCGACAACGCCGACTCGAAGTTCAACCTGTTCTGGTCGAACATCGAGGTCCTCAAGGCGTCCTTGTACGCCAAGCCCCCGGATGTCGACGTGTCCAACGCCCACAAGGACTCCGAGGACGACGTGTCCCGGGTCGCCGGCAACATCCTGCAGCGCCTGCTGAACAACGACTGCGAGGACGACGACGAGTCGACGTATCCCGAGGTTACAAGGCAGGCCGTCGGCGACTTCCTGATCGTCGGCATGGGTCAGGTCTGGTACCGCTACGAGGTCGAGACCGAGAAAGCCCAGGTCGACCCGGTGATGGACCCCGCCACGGGCGAGGAGCTTGCGGCGGCCGTCGAGTACGAGGCGATCACCAACGAGGAAGCCCCTGCAGACTACGTCTACTGGGAGGACTTCTGGTTCAGCCCCGCCAGGGTCTGGCAGGACGTGCGCTGGGTCGCCCGCCGCGTCTACATGACCCGCGAGGAGCTTTGCGAGCGCTTCGGCGAGAGGATCGGCAAGGCGGTCCCGGTCTCCAAGAACAAGACCAAGACCGACTCGGGCGTCAGGAACGACCCCTGGGAGAAGGCCGCCGTCTTCGAGATTTGGGACAAGCAGACGAAGTGCGCCTACTGGCACGTCATGGGCATGGACGTGATCTGCGACTACAAGCCCGACCCGCTCAAGCTGAAGACGTTCTTCCCCTGCCCGCAGCCGCTGATGGCGAACCTGACCACCAGCGCCTTCCTGCCCCGGGCCGACTACCTGCTGGCCCAGGACCAGTACACCCAGATCGATGAGCTTACGACCCGGATCAAGTACCTGACCAAGGCGTGCAAGGTGGTCGGGGTCTACGACAAGAACAGCACCCCCATCGGCCGGGTCTTCATGGAGGGCATGGAGAACCAGATGATCCCGGTGGACAACTGGGCCGCGTTCGCCGAGAAGGGCGGCCTGAAGGGCCAGATGGACTTCGTCCCCATCGAGGTCATCGCCAGCGTGATCGTGCAACTGACCGAGCAGCGCGAGGTCATCAAGGCCAACCTCTACGAGGTCCTGGGCATCGGCGACATCATGCGCGGCATCACCGACCCCGACGAGACCCTCGGTGCCCAGGAGCTTAAGGCGCAGTTCGGCGGCAATCGCCTCCAGTTCAAGCAGCAGACCATTGGAGCCTGGGTCGCCAGCGGCCAGCGCATCAAGGCGCAGATCATCTGCGACCGCTACCAGCCGCAGACGATCATCGAGCGCTCCAACATCATGAACAGCCCCGACGCCAAGACGGCCGAGCAGGCGGTGCAGTTCCTGAAGGCTCCCGACAACTCGAAGTTCTACCGGATCAGCGTCGAGGCCGAGTCGATGGCGATGGTCGATTGGGCGCAGGAGCGCGACTCGCGCACCCAGTTCATGACCGCCGTCGGCACCTTCGTCCAGTCGGTGACGCCGCTGATGCAGGCCGCGCCCCAGGCTACGCCCGTGGTGCTGCAGTTGATGAAGTGGGGTCTCGGCGGCTTCCGCATCGGCAAGGAAATCGAGAGCGTGCTGGACGAGGCCATCGCCACCGCCAGCGCACCGGACCCCGAGGGCGAGAAGCCCGACCCGATGGAGGAGGCCGAGCTTGCGAAGGTCGCCTCCGAGGGGCTGAAGAACAAGACCCAGGCGGTGCTGAACCTCGCCAAGGCGGGCCAGCAGAGCCTGGAGCAGACCATGATCGGCGTCGATGGCACGCCCGATGACGGCACGTTGATGAACCCCGGCGGGCCACCGACGGGCGGCCCCAACGGACCCCCGATGCAACCACCCATGCAGTAGGAGAACGCCATGACGAAGAGCAAGCAAGCCTCAGGCATCGAGAAGACCGCCAAGGACGAGTACGCCGACGAGGACCTCGCGGCCCAGGCCGAGGTCCAGAAGCAGTACGAGGCCGAAGCGCTCGCCGACCCGGCCCCCGCCGCCGACGCCGTGACCCCCTACGAGGGGATGCCCAGGCGCTTCCTCACGGGCGGCGCGACGGCCGACGAGAAGGCGGCCTGGGTGGCCGAGAACGGCGGCGTCGACCCGACGCAGCCCGTCGGCGAGGTCGCCCCGGGCGATGCCGCGCCGAAGCCCGAAGGCGAGACCGCTCCCGAGTAGACCGTGGCTTCAATCCTCGACCGGGACGAGCGCACCGGGGGCTACGCCGAGCCCACGCCCGAGCCGCACCTGACGCTGGACCTCCTGCGCCAGATCCCCGGGTCGAGGAAGCTCGCCAGGAACAACCCCAGCCTCGCCAGCTTCGGCGAGGCGGCGGCGCGGGAATTCACCCCGGGTGAAGCCTGGGAGCTACCGCTGCTGCTGGCCGGCGGCCCGGGCGGCAAGATCGCCACCAAGGCGGCCCTGGCTGGCCTGGGCGGCATCATGGCGAGCGATGCCCAGGCCGGGCCGATGTCCCGGCTCCTGCGCGAGGGCAAGGCGGCCGCCAGGACGGCCAGCACGGGCGGCCTGGGCTTCAGGGACGTGGTGCCCGAGCCCGGCACGCCCAAGGCCACGCTCTTCACCGCCCCCGAGCAGGCGTTCCCGGCGGCCGAGATTCCCCGGTCGGCCGGCTTCGTGGAGCCGCCCACGCCCCGCACCGAGTCGAAGGCCAAGGCCAAGACGAAGGCCACGGTCGAGGGGCTGCGCGGCAAGGTCGATGCCCCCAAGGAGGTCAAGGGCTCCAACCGGTTCACTGGCGGCGAGAACGCCGGCATCTACCGGGGCACCGAGGCGTTCGGCGGCATCACGCCGCAAAAGCTCGGTGGGATGCGCGCCGACTACCTCCGCTCGATGGAGGAGGGGGCCGGGCAGCGCGACTGGTACGACCGGGCCAGCGACACGATCCTGCGGGTCACGGGCGGGGACGTGGACAAGGCCGACAAGGTGGCCGACGCCGCCTCGATCACCAGCGCCAGGACGCCGGTCGGGTCGAACCTGATGTACGTCAACAAGGGCTGGAACCAGAACCTCATCGGCGAGCCGATTCGCACCGGGGGCTTCCCCAACGTCCACGGCCAGGAAATCATGGACGCCTGGGCTCGCGGCTCCCAGGGCGAGGGCTTCGGCATGAAGCGGTCGCCCTACCGTGCGGGGCTCTCGGTCAAGTGGATGGGGCCGGAGAGCGTGAAGCGCGCCACCCACGACATCCACGACGTGAGAGCCTGGGGCATCAGGGACCCGAAGACCGGCGAGCCCTGGTCGAAGGGCGTGGGCGATGCCGGCCACCGCTTCCTCGATGAGCAGGCCGAATACGTCCGCGACAAGGCGAACGAGGAGACCCTCGCCGGCCTGACCGACTGGAACCTGCACAACTCCCAGGCGGCCGCCTGGATCGCCCAGAAGGCCAAGGCCAAGGGCATGGATGTCGAGGAGGCCGGCAAGGACTACACCGACTTCATCCCCGACTATTCGGCCGGCATCACCCGGGAGTGGACGCCTGGGGCTACAACCGGGCACATGCCCGAGCTTCTCCGGGCCGACCCGGCTTTAAAGCGCGAGTACGCCGATGCGATGGAGGCGACCGTGCGCGGGCCGGAGGGCATCGACCGGCTCGCCCACGAGATGGGAGCCCTGGTCGACACCACCCTGCCCAACCGGGGGCTGTACGAGGGTCAGGTGAACCCGGGCTACTCGACCCAGCTACTGGTCGGCAAGGAGCCCGGGGGCCAGGGCATGGACCCGGCCAGCCGCACGGTCGCCGAGTCGGTGGCCGGCGCGCACGGCCTGATCGGCCTGCAGGACCAGTCGGCGCTGAACTACCTGGGCGGCGAGGCACCGCTGAAGAGCGCCGGAGCCTTCCAGATTGCCACCGGCCTGAAGAGCCCCTTCAGCGACACCGCCCTGGAGAACGTGTCGCGGATCGCGGCCGAGCATGGCGGCGACATCGCCCAGGTCGACCCTCGTGGAGCCCGGGTCTTGTCCTTCCAGCCCGAGGGGGACCCCGGCAGGAAGGCGCTGCTGCAGGCGCTGCGGGAGGGCTACGGCCATGCCGACGTGACCCCGCGCCATGCCGAGACCTCGCTCTTCCCGACCAAGCCCGGATCTACCTGGGAGAAGCCCGACGACTGGAGCAGCAAGCCCTTCATCGAGAAGATCGAGGGCGGCGGGCCGAAGATGGTCGAGGGCTTCGACCGGGCGATGCAGACGATGGCCCCGGAGCAACTGGCCGCCACCGAGGCCATCGCCGCCAAGCACGGCTTCACCCAGCAGGCGTTCTACAAGCCGATGATGGAAGCCCTGTCCACGGGCGGACTCTCGGCTTTAAAGGAGCTTGTAGCCAAAGGCATCGTCCCTGTGGCAGCATTCGCCGTCATCGCCGACCAGCTTGGCGGCGAGCCCCAGCCTGGAGCCTGAGGATGCCGACCTACAACTTCATGTGCCAGCAGTGCGGCCGCACCGACGAGGTCTACCGGCCGATCCGCGAGCATGTCGCCAACCCCCGGCCGTACTTCTGCTGCACCGAGCAGATGGAGCGTTGGTTCCCGCCGACCGGCCTGAACGCCGACGAGAACGTCCTGGCGGGCGACAGGCACTACGACGGCCTGCGGGCCACCGACGGCACCGACATCTCCAGCCGCACCAAGCACAGGGAGTACATGAGGCGCAACGGCCTCACCACCGCCGACGACTTCAAGGGGACCTGGGAGAGGGCCGCGAAGGAGCGAGAGGCATACCGCCAGGGCAAGGCCGGATCGGGTGCAATCACCCGTAACGATATTGCCGAAGCATGGCACCGCATCCACCGGAGCTAGACATGGATTTGACCGCCCTCCTGACCGTCCTGCTCGGTCTCGCCATCGTTGGCCTGATCGTCTGGCTGATCGTGACCTACATCCCGATGCCGCCGCCCTTCAAGATCGTGATCTATGCGGTGGCCGCCATCGCCTTGATCCTCTGGCTGCTGCGCTCCTACCCTCTCAAGATCTAGCCTACAGCCCTTTCTCCGTTCGTAAACCACACAAGGAAAATTCATGGGACCCGATGACGAAGCCCCCGACGACGACGGCCCGAGCCTGCGCGACACCCTCGAAAGCGCCATCGAGACCCACGACGGCGAGGTATCCTCGCCCCCGGCCGACCCGGGCTCGGATGCGCGCCCTGCCGCCCCTGCCCAACAGCAGGAAGCGGGTGCCGAGCCCGGGAAGGCCACCCGGGGCGACCGTGACGCCCTCGGGCGGTTCCTGCCCAAGACGGGCCAGGAGCCCCAGGAAGGCGTCCAGGCGGCTCCAGGCACCCCTGGTGCCACCCAGCCCCAGATCGGCCAGCCAGCGCCCGTCCAGGCCGCCGCGCAGGCCGTTCCCGCCCCCGCCTCGTGGTCGCCCCTGGCCCGGGAGCAGTGGAAGGCGGTGCCGCCAGCCGTCCAGCAGGAGGTCGCCCGGCGCGAGCAGGAGATGCAGCGGTTCGTCGGCGAGGCGTCGGCCGCCAGGAACATCGCCGAGCGGTTCACGGCCACGATCCAGCCCTACCTGGGCGTGATCCAGCAGGAGGGGGTCGACCCGCTGACGGCCGTCAGGAACCTGATGTCGATCACCCAGACCATGCGCTCGGGCACCCAGCACGAGAAGGCGCAGTTGCTGGCCCAGGTCATCAAGGTCTACGGGGTCGACATCGGCACCCTCGACTCGGCCCTGGTCGGCGAGCTTCCCCAGGGCCAGCCCCAGGGGGTCGATGTCAACGCGGCCGTGCAGCAGGCTCTGGCACCCCTGTACCAAGCCGCCCAGCAGCGCCAGTACCAGATCGTCCAGGCGGCCGAGGGCGAGGCACGGTCGGAGCTTGAGGTGTTCGCCCAGGACCCGGCCAACGAATTCTTCGGCGACCTCCGCTACGAGATGGCCGACATCATCGAGGTGGCCGAGCGGCAGGGCCGCACGGTGACGCTGCAGCAGGCTTACGAGCGGGCGGCGATGTTGCACCCCGAGGTTTCCAAGGTTATGCTTGCGCGCCAGCAGGGTGCGAGTGCCCAGGCACTGACCCGGAACGCCCAGCGTGCGAGAGCCGCAGCGGTCTCGGTCAGGGGCAGCGCACCGGTTGGTGGTCCAGTGGGGCGGGAACCAACCTCGATCCGCGAGAGCATCGAGGCGGCCATCTCGCAGCACATGGAGTGACGAGGTCCGTAGAACCGGGCCGGGGGGACGTAGAACCGCACGCGGCCATCGACACCCCCTGGTAGGCCATCGAACGACTGAGTGAACGGCGGGGCTTTAAAGCCCCAGGCACTACTTCATTCGGAGAACACGATGGCATTTCCAAACGTCAGCGACATCGTCGCAACCACGATCCAGTCACGCACCCGCAAGATCGCGGACAACGTGACCAAGAACAACGCCCTCTACATGCGGCTCGACCAGAGGGGCAACCGCAAGCCCTTCAGCGGCGGCAACGTGATCTACCAAGAACTGTCCTTCGCCCAGAACGCGAACGGCGGGTGGTACTCGGGCTATGACCTCCTGCCGGTGGCAGCGAGCGATGTCATCTCGGCGGCCGAATTCAACATCAAGCAGCTTGCCTGCCCGGTCACCATGTCCGGTCTGGAGCAGATCCAGAACGCCGGTAAGGAGCAGATGATCGACCTCCTCGAAGGCCGCATCACCGTCGCCGAGGCGACGATGGCGAACCTCATGGCCGAGGGCATCTACGCCGACGGCACCACCTACGGTGGCAAGAGCCTGACCGGTCTCTCGGCCGCGATGCCGGCGCTGGCCCCCGCCTCGCAGACGACCGCCTACGGTGGCATCGTCGGCTCGACGTGGACCTTCTGGACCAGCAAGTACACCCTGACGGCAGCGCAGACGGCGGCCAACATCCAGGGCTTCATGAACACGATGTGGGCCAGCCTCGTGCGTGGCACCGACCGGCCCGACCTGATCGTGCAGGACAACGTGGCCTGGGGCGTGTACATGGCGTCCCTCCAGGCGCAGCAGCGGTTCACCTCGCCCGAGGTCGGCAACCTGGGGTTCCCGTCGCTGAAGTTCATGGACGCCGACGTGGTGCTGGACGGTGGTATCGGAGGCTTCAACACCGCCAACACCACGTTGTTCCTGAACACCAAGTACATCTTCCTGCGGCCGCACTCGGCTCGGGACATGGTGGCCCTGGACCCCAACAAGCGGTACGCCGTCAACCAAGATGCCGAGGTCAGCATCCTGGCCTGGGCCGGCAACCTGACCTGCAGCGGCCGCCAGTTCCAGGGCCGTCTGGTCGGAGCGTGATCACTCCCTGATCAAGGGACGACAGGGGGCCGCCGGGAAAGCCTCTCATTGGCGGCCCCCTTCTTTTTCGACTTCAGGAGAACACGATGCCCGCAGGACTTCCAGGCACCTCGTATGCCGACAACTTCGGCAATCCGCAGGACGGTCGCTTCGTCATCTTCGATGCCCTCTCGGGGCCGAAGGATTCGCCCTTCGACATGGACATCGACCCGGTCACGGGCGATCCCAACAACACCTCGACCGGTGCCCTCTCGACGGGCATCGGCTTCGGCTCGCCCCCGATCATCGGCCTGACGGCCCCCGACTCGATCAAAGCCGCAGGCTTCACCGACGCCTACGTCCCTGGCGTGACCAAGCCCGACGGCACCGCATCGGCCAACTCGTCCATCATGTACATCGGTGGCGGCAGGAGCGATGAATTCGGGGTCTCCGATCCGTACACGGCAGGCTGGGGCATCTGCGGTGCCGGCAACGGCGGCTCGCGGGACTCGGGTGCCAACACGGGTTTCGGCTTGCAGATGGTCACGGCCACGGGTGCCGTCGCCAACGGTGCGGCCGTCGAGGCGGGCTTCGTCAATCGCTCGGGCGTGGCTCTCACGACCGGCCAGTCGGTCTTCGGGTCGGCCAGCGTGGCGATGGTGGCACCGAGCTAGGCGAGGCACGCCATGCTCATCGCGGGCGTGCTGAAGTTCGACCCGCAGGGCCGGATCATCCTGTCGGCCGGGCCGCCTGTCGACTTCAATGGGGGCACCCCCATCGGAGCCGACGGCGGCCTTGTTGCAGCCCCAGGCGCATTCCCCGACGTGATGCTGGCGGCCATCGGTTACCTGAACGACGGGTCCCTCACCGACAGCGACAACCCGCTGGTGCCGCATACGGCCCCGATCACCAACGAGAACGGCCAGCTTCGCATCAGCTTCGACTTGCCGGCCTACTACTACGCTGGCCTGCCGCTGACGGCCGAGGGGTTCCTCTCGATCAGTGACGGCATCATCCCGCCCGTGATCGGCCCCGGTGCCTACGACCAGGGCTTCGACAACGCATTCGACAACGGGAGCCCCTGATGGCACGCAAGACCATGTTCGCCCTGCTCACCCAGGCCGACGCCACCCTGCCCGATAACGCCACCCACGACATCAGCGCCGCCGACGTGCGGCAGATGATCAAGGACCTCATCGACACCGTAACCCCGGGCTTCGGGGCCATCGGTGCCGACAGTGCCACGCTCGTGGGTCTCGGGCTCGTGCCGGTGATGGTGGTGCTGCCCAACCTGCTGGTGATCACGCCCGACTTCACCTCGTTCGGCCCGGCCAGCGGCCAGCTTCGGCGTAACGCCCTTGGCCTGCCGTCGACCAACACCCGGGTGACCTTCTACGCAGGCATCTCCTGCGACACCGGCAACGAGGTGGTCTTCAGCCTGTTCCGCGACGGCGTGAGCGTCCCCGGCGGCTGCACCATCAGCGGCCAGGGCAACACCAACATCGCCGAGGGCTCCTTCGAGATTATCAATGCCGTGCCGGTGGCAGGCGATGCGGTCTACGAGGTCAGGGCCAGCAAGATCAGCGGCGGGGTGGATGATGTCGAACTGACCGACGCCCGGCTGATCCTCGAAGTGGTCCCGACCATCGGCATTTAAGACGCAGGCTTCAGTGGGATGGGCCAGCCGCGTTACCCCAACATCCCGCGCACAAGGAGAATCCAGATGGCCCTCGATAGCGCGCAGGTTGAAGCCCTGCAGAACAGTGTCCCCACCGACTGGTCGAAGTTCGACCAGAGTGTCGCGGTCGACGCCCGCACCTTCGGGCAAGCCCCTGGCGGCCTGCCCCCGGGCATGGGGCCGCCGCACGACGACAAGCTCCACGTCCACTTCTACATGAAGCCGCGCATCGACATCGAAGAGTCGACCAAGCAGAACCGGCCGATCTACAAGGACGTGCCGTTCGTCACCATCATGATCCCGGGCGACAAGAACAACATCGTCACGGCCGAGGTCTGGGACCTCCATCGTCGGCGCTTCCCGCTCCACTGGGAGCAGTTCCTGGCGGGCGTCAAGGATCAGGTGGTCGGCACGCCGCTGAAGGTCGCCCCGTTCCTGACCGAGGCGCACATCGAGGAGCTTGCGTACTTCAAGATCCGCACCATCGAGCAGTTGGCCGACCTGTCCGACGCCAACATGACGTGGATGGGCGCACGCGAGATGAAGGAGGCCGCCCGGCGGTACCTGCTGACGGTCAACGGCAACGAGGCGCTGCTGGAGCGCATCAAGGCGCTGGAGCAGCAACTCAACGCCCAGAAGGCCGAGATTGGCCGGGTCGAGCCGACCGAGCAGCAGCGGCGTAAGTAACCCGGGGGAGCATCGTGGCAACGACCTACTCGATGACCAACTTCGCAACGTTCCAGACGTTGCTGCAGCAGGTTTGCGCGATGCTCAACTTGGCGGTGCCCACCGACCCGGTGGGCTCCACCGACCCCAACCTGATCATGATGCGGACGGCCGCGAACCTCTCCAGCCTGGAGATGCTCAACGCCTACGAGTGGTCGCAACTGACCAAGATGGACTCGATCACGGTCGAGACCGCGATCCCGCCGAGCCCGGGCGAGGCGACCGAGGTGGGCTTCGACCTCCCGGGCGACTTCTACCGCTTCATCGACCAGACCCAGTGGAATGGGGCGATGCGCTTCCCTGCCGTGGGGCCGGTGGCTCCCCAGGGCTGGATGACCTACATGGTCTTCCCCATCAGCGCCAACTTCACGCTGACGTGGCAGATCAGGCAGAACCAGATCTACTTCCTGAACCCGCCCCCGGCCCCAGGCCAGCAGTTCCGGTTCATGTACTTGTCCCAGGCGCTGGTGCAGGACGCAGACGACCCCACCCTCTACAAGAACGTCGCCAGCAAGGCGGGCGACACGTTCATGCTCGACGGCATCCTGATGGTGCTGATGACCCGGGTCAAGTGGCTCGAAGCCCGGGGCTTCGACTCCAGCGCAGCGGTGCGTGACTTCCTCCTGGCCTTCGACTCGCGCATCGGAGCGCAGAAGGGGGCCAACATCCTGAACATGGCCGGGGGTCGCCACGACTACCCGTACATCGGTATCGGCAACTTGCCAGAAGCCTCCCTCTACGGGATGCGGCAGAACTGAGGGTTTAAAGCATGGCGAAGAATTTGAATCAGCCGGGGTTCGGATCGGCTGGGGCGGCCCCGGGAGGGCCAGCGCCCGGCGCTGCGCTCGGGGCAGCAGGCGGCGGTCAAGGCATGGCCGGGAAGTCGCGGCAACCGCCGCCGCCCGGCGGTGGCATGAACGTCCAGGGCATGGGGTTCGCTGGCGGCCCCGAGGCTCCGATGGGGCAGGCGATGCAGTCCCAGGAGGCGATGATGGGTGCGCGGCCCCCGGGCGGGCCGCAGGCAGGGGGCATGGCGGCCCCAGGCACGATGCCGCCGGGCATGGGGCCGGGAGCGCCGGCCCAGACTGCGATGATGGGGCAGGCGATGCCGATGCAGTCCCAGGCTGCAATGGGGCAGGCGCAGCCGATGCAGGCCGCCGTGATGCCGCCAGCGGGACCCGCGCCGCAGATGTCGGCGATGGACCAGCAGAAGATGGGCTCTGCGATGGGGGCGGCGATGGGGCCACGGCCGGGTGGCATGGCCGCCCCTGGCACGATGCCGCCGGGCATGGGTGCGGGGCCGCAGCAGATGGCCGGCAAGCTGGGAGCGCAGGCCGGCAAGCTGGCGCTGCCCGCGCCGCAGCCGATGGCCCGGCAGCAAGCCCGGCCCTCGCCTTTAAAGCAGAGGGCGACGATTCGCGGCCTGCGCGGGCGCTGAGTTACGGACGACGAAATGGCAACGACGCTGCCCCCTGGCTGGGTCATCACTCCGACCGTCGAGGCCGTTCCCGACCCCAATTTCCCGGGGCCGCTGGCCGGGCCGGGGTTCGTTCGCCAGACCTACATCTGCACCGATGCAGCCGGGGGCTACGTCTGCTCCTCCGGTGCCCTGGAGGACTGCGAAGCCCAGGCGCAGACGGCGGCTCAATCCCGCACCCAGCAGCAGCCGTACTACTCATGAGTCTCGTCCCCTACCGTCACCCCCGGGGCACGATCCCTCGTCGGTCGAGCGCCACGCAGAACCATTCGGCGTTCCCGTTCCAGGCACCGATGCGCGGCATCGACGTGTCGCAGCCGCTGCCTGGGGGCGACCCGACCACGGCCCTGCGCCTGGAGAACCTGATCCCTCGGGTGCTGGGCAACCAGATGCGCCGGGGCTATCTGCGCTGGGTCTCCAACCTCGACGGCGAGGTGCGCTCGCTCATGCGCTACCTGCCGCCGAGCGGAGCCAACCAGCTTCTGGCTGCGACCTCGTCGGGCAAGATTTACAACGTGACCACGGCCAGCGCCTCGGGCGTGGTCCCGGTGCCTGTGCTGACCGTGGTCGCGGGTGCCCCGGTCGGCGAATGGACCTCGCTCAACTACACCACCAACGCTGGCGTCCACGTCATGCTGATGGTGTGCCCTGGGGCTGGCTACTGGATTTACGACGGCGCGGTCTTCACCCAGATCACCCTGGGCGCTGGCCCCAACCAGATCGCGGGCATCGACCCCGACCTGTTCAGCTTCGTCACGGTCTACCAGAACCGGCTCTGGTTCATCGAGAACGGCACGACCCGTGGCTGGTACCTCGGGTTCGGGGTCTACGCCGGGACCGCCACCGCCTTCGACTTCGGCTCGATGCTGCCCAACGGCGGCACGCTCCAGGCGCTGATCAACTGGACCTTCGACGGCTCCTCGGGCGTGGGCGTGAACGTCCAGTTCGTCATCGTGGCGAGCCAGGGCGATGTGCTGGTCTACTCGGGCACCGACCCCTCGACGGCAGCGACGTGGACGGTGAACGGCCGCTGGTTCATCGGGCGTGTACCCGTGGGCTACAGGTTCTTCTCCAACTACCAGCAGGACGTGATCATCCTGTCGGAGCGGGGCATGGTCTTCATGTCCGAGCTTATGCGCGGCCAGGGCTTCTTCGCCAATCCGCAGACCGCCAGCGCCATCAACTCGGCCCTGGCGGCCGAGATTGCCGCCTCGCTCACGACCCGGTACTGGGAGGTCCGCTTCCTGCCCAACGACCAGCTTCTGGTGATCAACCGGGCCGAGGTCACGACCGAGAACCTGCAGTGGGTCTTCGAGGTGAACACCAAGGCGTTCGCCACGCTGCGCGGCATCCCGATGCTGACGGTCGACACCTTCGACGGCCGGGGCTACTCGGGCGACCTCGTCGGCAACGTGTGGCAGGTGCTGGTGGGCGGCAGCGACGGCTCGGTGGACGGTACGCCGGGCAACGACCTCCAGGGCATCTGCGTGACTGCCTTCCAGCCGCTGGGCGAGGCGATCCGGGTCAAGCGGTTCCTGATGGTGCGGCCGAGCTTCATCTCCGACACGCCCCCAGGCGTCCAGGCCGGGCTCAACTCGGAGTGGAACATCAACGCCCCGTCCCTGGCCCCGGCCTACCTCGGGGCGGGCTCCAGCGCCTGGGACGTGGGGCTCTGGGACGTGGCGGTCTGGTCGGGCGAGGGCCAGTCCTATGAAGCCTGGGTCGGTGCCACGGGCGCGGGCCGCTACGGCTCCCTGGCGCTGCGGGTGCGTGCGTCGGCCGATACCATCTTCATCGGCTGGCAGGCGCTGGTCGAGCAGGGAGGGGTGCTTTAAAGATGGTCACGCACTACGGTCAGAACGACCTCGCCTACTGGCTCTGCAGCAAGATCGGCCTGACGCCGACGGGGCACCTCGTCTGCCTGGGCTCGGTCTCCAACATCGACAACCGCCTGCGCGGCGTGGTCGGCTACGACTCCTTCAACGGGGCGTCCTGCACCATGCACATGGCAGGCGAGCCGGGCTGGATCGACAAGGCGATGCTGCTGGCGGCCTTCGACTATCCGTTCAACGTCATGGGCTGCAATCAGGTCCTGGCCTTCGTCCCCAGCGACAATATCGTCGCCCTCGACATCGACCGCCGCCTGGGCTTCAGTCTCGTGTGCGAGCTTGACGGGGCGCACCCCGACGGCTCGTTGTTCCTCATGCGGATGCGCCGCGAGGAATGCAAGTGGCTCGCGCCACGGAGGACTCACTGATGGGCAAGAAGTCAAAGCCGCCGAAACCACCTGACTACACCAAGGCCGCAGAGCAGACTGCGGCTTCAAGTCAGGAAGCGCAGACGCGGGCCGACTGGACGAACCGGCCGGATCAGGTCACGCCCTGGGGCAAGCAGGCGTGGACCTCTGCGATGGAGGTCGACCCGGCCACCGGCAAGCAGATGACGAAGTGGACGCAGAACACCACTCTCGATCCTGCGCTCCAGGCCGCCCTCGACTCGCAGCAGGCGGTCGACATGGGCAAGAGCCAGCTTGCCCAGGCGCAGATCGGCCGGGCAGGCGAGGCGCTCGCCAGCCCCTTCGACTGGCAGAACCTCCAGGCGATGGGCGGGCCGGTGCAAGCCCAGGGCTTGGACCCGATGGGGATGCAGACCCGTGGCGCGGGCCGGGGCATCATGTCGGGCTTCGACTCGGGCGGCCCGGTCGAGCAGGCCGGCGGCGACCTGGGGCGGCAGCGGTACGAAGAGACCCTGATGAACCGGATGCGCCCGGAGAACGAGCGCGCCCAGGCCGGGCTCGAAGGCAAGCTGCAGAACATGGGGCTGACCCGGGGCAGCGAAGCCTGGAAGCGGGAGATGCAAGGGCTGCAGGACCAGCAGTCGCGGCAGGCATTCGACGCCTTCCAGACGGCCGGGGCCGAGCAGCAGCGCAACTACGGCATGTCCCTCCAGGGCCAGCAGCAGCAGTACGCCCAGAACATGGGGCAGGCGCAGTTCGGCAACCAAGCCCAGCAGCAGGCGCAGCAGCAGCGCATGGCGCAGAACCAGCAGAACTGGGGAATGATGACCGGTGCGAATGCCCAGAACTTCGGGCAGCAGATGCAGGCTTCAGAGTACCAGAACAAGCTCCGGCAGCAGCAGATCGCCGAGCAGCAGCAGCAGCGGCTGATGCCGCTCAACGAGATGAATGCCCTGCTCACTGGAGCCCAGGTCAACATGCCGACGATGCCCGGCTTCCAGGCCAGCCAGTCGAGCGGCGGGGCCGACTACTCGGGCGCGGCGAAGAACCAGTACTCGGCGGGCATGGACGCCTACAACGCGGCCCAGCAGCAGCAGCAGTCGATGATGTCTGGCATCACCGGCGCTGCCGGCATGGCCGCGATGTTCATGTAAGGGGAACGAGATGGCCGATGCAATGCCCACCAGCGACGACCTCCTGATGCGCTACCTGATGCAGCAGGGCGGGGCGAACCAAGCCAACCAGGGGCTCGCCAAGAAGCAGGCGATCCTCAACCAGCTACGCCAGTCGACCGAGCTTCCCGGGATGATCCAGGGCGGCGGTGCCAGGACGGTCAAGGCGGCCCACCCGCTCTCGGCCCTGGCGGCCGTCGGTGGAGCCCTGGGCGGTGCCTACAAGCAGCGCGGGCTCGATGAGCAGCAGGACGCCATCCTGGGCCAGTCGCGGTCCCAGCTTGCCGACCTGAACACGAACATGACCGACATCGCCCGGGTGAGGAAGGCGCAGAAGGCCGGGCTGATCGGCCCCGACGGCCAGAGCCTCGTGCCGGGCCAGTTGCCCGGGCAGGACTTGCCCCTGATGCCCAGCTACGAGTAGCACGCCATGTACGAGGACATCATCGATGTGATCCTCGGCGACCTCCAGCCGAAGCCGCCGCCTGGAGCGATGCCGGGTGCGCTGCGCGGCCAGCCGACGATGCCCGGCGGGATGCCGATGATGCAGCCCCCGGCCCAGCCGATCCCGCCGCCCGACCTCCCGCCGATGGCCGCCCAGGGTCCTGCCCAGGCGGCTGGTGCGCCCGACCGTGGGCAGGGACCGCCCCCGCCCTCGCCCCAGATGGGTGGGGCCGGTGGCTCCTGGGGGCCGCCGCCCCAGGCACCGGGTGGCGTCAGTGGCTCCTGGGGGCCGCCAGAGCCTCAAGGAGCGCCTGGAGCGCCGCCCAGGGCTCTGCCCTTGGCGACGGCTCCTCGGCCTGCTCCTGGGGCTCCTGGCGGCCCTGGCGGGGCATCGAGCGGCCCGGCCCCGATGCAGCCCCCGGTCCAGCCGCCCCCGCCGCCGAGCAACGAGGACAAGCTCCAGGCCGAGATTGACAAGCTGCAGGCGCTGCGGGACGCGGCCGAGACCCAGGCCGCGAACGCCTACAAGCCGGTCGACAAGGCGGCGATGGAGGACGCCTACGAGAAGCGCAGCGGGGGTGCCAACCGGCAACTGATGCTGGCCCTGGCCGCGCAGCAGGCGGGCGAGGGGTTCGCCCCGATGCAGGCGCACTTCCTCAAGCAGTCGGCCGCCGCACGCGAGCCGATGAAGATGCGCGGGGGCCAGCTTACAGCCGAAGGCTTCATCGAGGACCCCGACTACGCCACCGACCTGATGATCCGCAAGACCGAGATGCAGATCCGGTCCTACGACACCGCCATCGCCAGGGCGCACGGTGCCCAGGAGCGGGCGCGGCTGCAGCAGGAGAAGAACGAATTCGCCAAGGAGCAGCAGGAGCGGATGCAGACGTTCCAGGCGCAGCAGAACGCGGCCAACCGCGCCGCCGCCGCTGCCCAGGGCGAGGCCAACCGCGAACTGCGCCGGGACCTCGCACCCAACAAGCCTGGGGCTGCTGGCAAGACCGGCCCCGCCATCGATCCGCAGACGACCCTCAACTACCTCGACCGGGCCGACGAGCTTCTGAAGAGCGCCACCGGCTCGGGTGCGGGTGCCCTGGTCGACGCGGGCGCGGCCTTCTTCGGCCACGGCACTGCGGGTGCCCAGGCGGGTGCTGCTTTAAAGACGACCGCCGCTGCGCTGACGATGGCCGTGCCGCGCATGGAGGGGCCGCAGTCCGACAAGGACACCGCCATGTACAAGGAGGCCGCAGGCAACCTCGGCAACGAGAGCCTGCCCATCGCCACCCGGCAGGCGGCCGCGAAGGAGATGCGCCGCATCGCCAACAACTACAAGTCGGGCTACTGGGCACCCCCAGGCTACAAGCCCCCGAAGGGCTGGGCGGTCGACGGCCAGGGCCAGGGCGGCGGTGCTGCCCTGCCCCCGGGCTGGGGCGTGACAACGGAGCCCTGACATGCCGACCTTCGTCTTCACCGACCCGGCTGGCAAGAAGCACCGGGTGACCGGCCCCCAGGGCTCGACCGCCGCCGAAGCCTTCGAGGTGCTGCAGAAGAGCCTGGGCGGCAGCGGCCGGATGCCTGGGTCCGCAGCCGTCACCGAGGCCGACCGGGAGCGCCAGCGCACCGCCGACCGGGAACTGTACGACCCGACCTCGGGCATGACCTGGGGCGAGAAGGCGCTGACCAACGTCGGGGCAGGCATGGACTCTGCCGTCCAGGGGGTCAGCCAGCTATTCGGTGGCGGCCCCAGCGACGAGGAGCTTCTGGAGAAGCGGGCCAGGGATGCCCACCTCGCGGACAAGACCACGGGCGGTGGGGTGCTGCAGGTAGCTGGCGAATTCGCCCCCGCGATCCCCCTCGGGCTCGGTGCCGGCGCTGCGGCCGCTCGCGGCCCGGCCCTGGTGCGTGCCCTGGCGGCCAGCCCGGCCCTGTCTGCGGCCGGTGGCGGCGCGACGGCGGGGGCGATGATGCCCACCACCTCCGACGAGTCGCGGCTGCTGAACATGGCCCTGGGCGCTGGCGGCGGTGCCGGTGCCGTCAAGGCCGCCCCCTACGTCCTCAAGGGTGCGATGGCCGCAGGCCGGGGCGCGGGCAACGTTGCCCAGCGTGCGATGGCTGCGGTGCCCGAGTCGACCCCGGGGCTGGGCGGCATGGCAGGCCGGGCCGCCGAGCGGCAGGCCGAGAAGAAAGCCGCAGGCATCATCGGCCGCGAGCTTCCCGGTGGCGTGCCTGCCGACAAGTACACCCCCCACCCGCACATCGGCGGCCCCGGCCCGAGCGCCGCCGCCGCCACCCAGAGCCCCGAGCTTGCGGCCCTGGAGCGGGGCTCGCGGACGACCGGCGGGTCGCACTGGCAGGACTTCGATGAGGCGGCCGCCAACGCCCGCTGGGAGACCCTCGACCAGGGGCTGATGAAGCAGGGCGACCTCGACGCCTTCCTGGCGAAGGCCAACGCCGTCGGGGCCGACGTGGGCGACATCTACCGCAAGATCCAGAAGACCCCGTTCTTCAAGGCGATGGACGACTTCTACGGCAAGCTCCAGACCGCCAAGCTGACCCCGCAGTACAAGGGCAACCCTGCGGTGCGGTCGGCCGTCGACTACGTCGAGCAGGCGATGAAGGACGCGGGCGAGGTCACCCCCGAGCTTCTGCACACGGTGCGCCGCACTGTAGCCGGGGGCTTGGCTGGTGCGCCCGGGGTCGGCAGCGCCGGGACCCGGGCGGTCTCCTCGGAGCCGTTCGTCATCAGCCTGACCAAGGCGATGGACGAGGTCCTCGACAAGGCGAGCAAGGGCAAGTTCAACGCCTGGAAGGAGGAGTACTCGACGTGGATGACGAAGGCCGAGTCGGCCAAGGCCGACATCAACATCCGCGCCAAGTTCATCGACCCCGCCACCGGCACGCCTTTAAAGCCGACGACCGGCCTTGGCGGCGCACCGGGGGTGAAGCATCACGCCCTGGCCCAGGCCATCAAGCAGGCGGGCTCCTCGTCCCGTGGCGTCAACAAGGGCAAGAACCTCCTGAACACCGGCTCGGAGGATGTCCTTCAGGGCGTGCGGAAGGACCTTGAAGCCTCGGACATCATCGCCCGCTCGAAGGCCGCCAGCACGGGCGGCAGCGGCTCGGACACCGCCAGCAACGTCGCCCAGGCCGCGCTGCTTGAGGCGGTGATGCCGACCGGCCTGGGCGTCGGCCGCCTCGTGGCGGGCGAGAGCAAGCGCAACATCGACCAGAAGATGCAGCGCCAGCTAGCGGAGCTTCTTCAGGACCCTGCCAAGCTTCGGGCGTTCGTCATGGCGCTGGAGCAGCAGCGGCTGCTTCGGTCCCAGGTCGGTCAGGTCTCGCAGCCCGGGATGGTGGGGATGGGGATCGGCGGCGCTGCGCCAGCGTTGCTTGGCATGTCGGGCCAGTAAGACAATCGAGCGCGCAACTACCAGTAGCAAAACGACAACGAACGGCCGCAGCACCCCGCCCCAGAACGCATCCATCGAAAGCCTCCTATGCCCCGCAACGTATCCGGCACCTACACCCTGCCCCTGCCGCCGGTTGTCGCCAACACGGTGATCCAGGCGGCCTGGGGCAACACGACCACCGAGGACCTCGCCCAGGGCATCACCGACTCGCTCGACCGCCAGGGCCGTGGCGGGATGATCGCACCCTTCAGGCTGACCGACGGCACCGTGCTGCAGCCTGCCTGGGCGTTCTCGGCCGAGACCGGCACGGGCATGTACCGGGAGAGCGCTGGCGTCCTGTCGCTGGCCGTCATGGGGGTGAAGGTCGGCCAGTTCGCAGCCGCAGGCTTCACGGGCACCCTGGCCGGGCCGTTCAACATCACCGGGGCCGTCGCC